GCAGACGATGATTGTCTAGTTAGAGCTTATATAATCACATTATCAAGCTAGAGTAATCTAGCGATGTAATGAAAAGTCAACCATGCCTAAAAGCATGAGGCTTTTTATTGCAACATAATTCAAATAACAATATGGCAGTAGCAGACTTACAGGTTATCGGCTTTGCACAGCAGATTCCACGACGAATCGCAGCCTCAACAACTCGATTTTACGCAGGTGAGCCACTTCATTCGACAGCAACATCAACTTCAGGTGCCGCTTCAGCTAACGTTTACGTTCCAGCTGCAGCTGACACCCCTGTGATCGGTTAACGAGTAGCCGCATTGTTCTTTGAAAAAAGCTATTTATAAAGCTTTTTCAAGGAATACTTGAAAATGGGTTTAATTCGGTGGAAATCTCTAAAGAGACAACGCCGAGCCAGCAGGAGGAATTACGAAAGGTCCTCCGGGCGTGTGTAACGGTCAAGGGTGAATAAATATAATCCCTATAAATATCCCAGCCGAAAGGCATGACATGACCTGAACATCTAGGCGACTAGATGATGTGAGAAATAGAAAACTCACGATAACAAAATTGACTCATCGATTTGGTGGTATCGCAATTAAAAACGCTCTTCCACAACCAACAGGTACACTCGTAGCCCAGACAACTATGGCTTCATGTCCTGTAAGTTCTGTAGGACGAATTCGAGGAAGGGCAGAGACATTCTCATCAGTAGATACTGATGCAGAAATCCTTGCTCTCATTGGTGACTACGTTCTCATTGATTATAACGCAACTGGATCATCATCAGGTGGACCATTGTACACAATCAAGAACAGCGCATCAGCAGATACATCAGGTCTCGAAATCGTAGAAGGAAACGCAGCGCGTGGAACTCTCGATGTTATCGTTGACGCTCGATCATATCGACACGACGTAGCATAATCCCTTGGGATTATTGGTTGGTTATTATTACTTAATTACAAATAAAACATTATGAATCCTAGTGGAGGTTTCAATGGTGCCTTGTCACCAGATGCTGTAAAAACAGCAATCGATGGAGTAATGTACGAGGAATTTACACGAGTACAGGCTCCGGGATACCTTTCAGCGACTGATTCATTCTTTTTCAAGCAAGACGTAACTAATAAATACGCCTTTATTTGGGAGGAAGATTCAAACGTTGGAGCATTCCAAAAAACAGAAGAGCAGGAAGAAATCTATAATACAGACTCTTTCATTGCGAATCCAAAGACTAAATATTCACAGAAATACACAAAGCAGATCCCAGTGTCTGACGAGGCTTTCCGTGCTGACCAAGTGTCAAAGCGAGAGGCTATCGGACGACAGGTAGGTGATCGAGCACGTGTAACTCGTGACCGATTTGGTATTTTGGAAACTTATGGAGATGCGTTTGCTGGTTCAGTAAACACAACTCCAGATGGTCAGGCTCTTGCATCAAACAGTCACGTTACAGTTCGTGGTCAAACAGTAGACACACTTGAAACAGGTGCTCTCACTCCAGACAACGCTTGGACAATGACAGTTTCTCTTGCAAACCAGATCGGACAAGATGGAGATGCAGGAGGTCACGTGTTCGAAGGAACAGTAGTGCCTTTCGTTCTCTATAAAACAGCTCGAGAAGTTTTAAACTCAACTCTTATTCCAAACAGTGCAGAAAATAACCTCAACATTTTCGACACAGACTTTGGTTCAGTTCAGATCGCAGCTTCAATCTTCCTTGGTTCTACATACAACAGTGCAACTAATGCAAACACTAGTTATCACTTCCTTGGTCGAAATCACGCTATTGTTCGACAGACTTTCTACGATTTGACATCAAGTCTTATCCGACCGGAAGCAACTACAAACGATAGTTATGTATTCCGATACAAGTTCCACGAGACAACATTCCCTGGCTCATGGACTGCTTATGTAGGTGCAAACGGAACAACAGCTTAGTTATTACCATAATCACCAACGCCCATGAATAAATACATTTCTTGGATCGCGATCGGACTTGCACTTGTAGCAGTCGCCATCGCAGTGGTTGGTGGTAATAACCAGCCAGTACTCGGTACAACACGATTCCCTAACGATCTACAGATCGGACGAGGCACAGTAGCTACAACTACTCTCATCACAGGAAGACTTTGTATCAAGACTCTTACAGTTGGTAGTGGTTCAGACTTCCTCTACTACTTCCCAGCTACCTCAACAGGTAATGGGTCAGTATCAGGATGGGCTACATCAACTACAGCTTGTAACTAGTCGGTACACTCAATCACTCTTTATCGGGTGATTGGGATGTGTCGGTTAGCATTGACACAATTAAAAAAATAAACACATGAATGAAAGAAATAAATATGCGTACATAAGTTCAGCAACTACAACGCAGGTATATACAGGACCTTGTATCCTTAAAAAAATTATTATTGGCACAACGGCGGCCGGTACAATTGGTGTCATTGATAATACAACCGGTACAACCGTGAATGTTTGTGAGATCGAAGCAAGCGTAGCATCAGATACATACGAATTTGAAGTAGCAATGGCATCAGGTATCCGTATTGTAACGGGAGCGGCTTCAAAAATCACGGTAGTATATTCAATCTAAACTTAACACATGAGCTTCACTATTGGACAAATAAAAGAGCATCTCACGGGAATGGGGCACGGTGGTACTTTGAATAAAGTCCGCAATATTGAAGCTATGTTTGAGAGAAGTATCAGTAAGTTTTTGCTCAAAGCAAAGCCTATTGAAACTATCCGTACTACTCCACTTGCGAGCGCGGTACACGACCGTGTGTATGATTATGCACTACCATCGGACTTTAATGTGCTCATAGATCTATTTCCACAAGCTAACCGGACATCGTGGGACTATGCGTATCGAGCGCCAAATGGTCAGTTTAACCTTAATAAGGCGATAGAAGATAAAGTCGTTGCTATTGATGGCAACAATGGTTCTAAAATAATAAGAATCAACTGGGCAAAGCGTGCGCCACAGGTGCTACACACTATGGACTCTGTTACAGCAAACGGTACGTGGAGTGCTGTAGGAAGTGCCACAGGTATCGTTGCAGACTCAATAACAAAGTATTCGGGTCGTGCATCAATAAAGTTTAACCTTGTAGCAAGCGGTGGTGGCATACAAAACACTACGATGGATAGTGTAGATCTAACTGATGCTGACGAGGTGGCTGACATCTTTGTACCAGTATATCTAGGATCTGACTATGCAAACGCAACATCAGTTACTTTGACATGGGGCAATAATCTGACCACTGCGTACTGGACATCAGTAGCACAGACTACACAAGCTGACGGCACAGCATTTCAGCGCGGTTGGAACCTCGTGAAATTTCCTTGGTCATCAGCCACCGAAACGGGGACTGTTGACCCAGCAACAATCGACTCTGCAAAAATAACTCTTGCGACAACATCAGCGCTCGATAATGTCCGTGTTGATAATATTCTCGTGTCTATTGGTACTGATTTTGACATCAAGTATTATTCAAAATACATAATTCAAAACACATCGGGGACACTTGTATCACGAACTGGTAGTGATGATGATCTCGTGCTTATAGATAACGATACATTGCCAGTCTTTTTGTTCGAATGTCTCAAAGACATGGCACACCAGATGGAAGGCACTGATAGTGCGTTTGATATAAACTACGCAGAAAAAGAGCTTGCTATGCTTTATCCTATGTATCGTGCCATAAATCCAAGCAATGCAAAGAAAGTCGCTGGTAGATATGCCTCGTCACCTGCTCGTAAGCGCTGGTAAAAATATATGATTAACTATTCTTTAGCAGAAGAAACACTAGGGTACGTTACCTCGCAAGATCCAAGTAACACGGATAAGCGCTACCTTGTTGCTGGTTCAAAGAATACAGTTATCGACTATCAGAAAAAGGTCAAGATACGTTCGGGATACTACCGACTTGGTAGTGCAAATACTTCACTGACCGAGATACGAAATGGCTGGACTTGGAATACATCAAGTGGAACGCATTTGCCACAAAGGTTTTATGATGATGAGCTTGAAGTGTATCTTGGCACGATAGATGGTACAGCCATAGACGCATGGACACGAGTACTTAATGGATGGAGTACAACAGAAAAGATGCGCTCGGTGACATGGTTCGATACAACCGAAAACATTGACCTTCAGCTTATGGTTGTAGGCGACGATAATATCTATGAATGGAATGGCGCGGTGGCGGTGGTATCATCTACTGGAGCGGCCACTATTACAAAAACTGGCACGTCTACTTGGGCGCAAAATCGTTTTTATACAACACGAAATAAAACAGTCGTATGTGTTCGTACTGGTACTGAATATACATACACGGGTGGTGAGTCTACCACTACACTTACCGGATTAGCATCTACTGTAGGTCTTATTGCCGGTGACATTCTTGTGCAAAAGATAGTGACATCTGCGGATAAGCCAGCGGCTAACCGAATCAATCACATACCGTATGTATTTGAAAACCAGCTTTGTCTTGGATCGGAAGATGACCAAGAAGTGTGGATTAGTAAAAATACAGACTATGATGATTTTAGCTACTCAACACCACGTCTTTCAGGCGAAGGTGCACTGCTTACGCTTGACGGCACAACACGATCGATAACCTCGCTCGGAAGCAACCTCATCGTGTTTGCTGGTCGTA